TGTTCCTCTACTGAAAGGAAAATACTACATTTTCCTATATCTAAATTGATGAAGGGTTTTATTATAAATAGCGATGGTTTTCATTGGCAGTGCGTTGTTGAAAATGGTTGTACTGCTGCTGGTGATTGTGGTGGCTTACTAATAACTTTTACACCAAGTGGTCCTTTGATTTTAGGTATTCATTTTGCTGCTAGATTTGACAATGCTGGTGTTATGAGTGTTGCCTTATTTAATAGAATGTTTTTAGATCTTGATATCATACAGTCTAATGATTTGGATGTAGATGGATTTGAAGTTAGAAAGACTAATCTGCATCCAAAATCTATAGTACGATTTTGTGAAAAAGGCGTAGGCGATCCTAAATATTCTTTGGAAGGAGAGCAAGCAAATTATGTGAGTAAAGTGAGACCAACTCTCATATCTGACTATGTAGTATCAAAAGGTGTTAAAATTACACATGGTCCTCCTGTCATGAATGGTTATGAACCTTGGCGTAATGCTTTTCTTGATATTGTAGTAGAAAAACCCACATTAGATGGTGAAATATTAGAACTTGTGAAAGGACAATATATTTCTGATGTTATTCAACAGATGACTTCTAAAGATATTGATACTAGTTATGTTCATGTTTATGATACTGAAACTGCAATTAATGGCGTTGATGGTCTACGATATATAGACAGATTGAACATGAAAACTAGTGCGGGATTCCCATATTCTGGATCCAAAAGAAAATATTCTCATATTGATGATGACGGGAGAGTAATTTTTGATGCTGAAGTTATGAGGAGAGTCCAATCTATTGAAGAAAATTATCTCATGAATCGAAGATTTTGTCCTGTTTTTACTGCACATTTAAAAGATGAGCCAAGAAAATTTAAGAAGATAAAAGATAAAATGACTAGAGTTTTTATGGGTTCACCTGTAGATTGGAATATTATAGTACGAAAATATTTTCTATCTGCTGTGAGACTAATTCAAATGAATAAATTTATATTTGGGTGTGCTCCAGGTTTAGTTTGTCAGTCCATAGAGTGGGATGATTTAGCAAAATATCTTACCACTTTCGGGGAAGACACCATGATAGATGGTGATTATGGAGCATTTGATAAAACAATGTTTAGTGATATAATTTTACATTCTTTTGACATACTTTGTGCTATTCTTAAGCATTGTGGTTATTCTGATGATGAAATTAAAGTTTGTAAAGCCATAGCTATAGATACAGCTTTTCCTGTTGTTAAATTTAAAGGTGATATTATTCAATTAATTGGTTCTAATCCTTCTGGGCATCCTTTAACTGTTATTATTAATTGCCTAGTTAATAATCTATATGTTAGATATTGTTATGAAAAGTTGAGACGTGAAAATAATTTTTCAGGTAAATTTATAGATAATGTTAAGATAATAACATATGGTGATGATCATGTTTTAGGTGTGAGTCCCAATATATCTTGGTTCAATCATTGTTCAATTACCAAGATATTTGACTCTATTCATATTAAATATACTATGGCTGATAAAGAAGCCATTTCCATACCATTTAAACCCCTAAGTCAAATTACTTTTTTAAAAAGACATTTTGTATGGAATAAAGAAACTAATTGTTATCTCTGTCCTATTGAAGAAGAGACTTTAAATAAGATGTTGACAATAGAGGTTGCTTCAAAAGTAATGCAACCAGCATTACAAAGTTTCCTTCACATTCATGATGTGCTACGAGAGTATTTTTATTATGGTAGAGAAACGTTTGAAC